GAAACTAAACAGAAGGTTGCGTGGTTAGAGCGCAAGCTTGATTTAGTCCATGATCAAACATCTTTAGTAGACTTCCCGCGAGAAGCTACGAAAGAGATGGCAATCAATGGTAGTCCAATGATTAACACTCATAAGAAAACTACGGATGTAACAGGTATCTTGTCGATAAGAGATGCCGATGACTCTGTGGCTTCTATGGGTTGTAGAATCATGTTTGAGGGGCGTTCCTGTCTACTCACAGCTTACCACACGTATGAGCGAAGGTTACTTAATGAAAAGTGCTCTCTTGAACATTTTGGCAAGAAAGCTCCTTTTGTTCCAAGTGACTGGAAAATCATGTTTGAATCTCCATCAAGCCAGTTAGATGTTATCGTCCTGGCTGAGCCTCCAGCCTTCTTTAGTGCGCTAAATGTTAAGGCTCTTAAGGTTAAGATGGTAAAACCCAAGAAATCCTTCTTGATATATGGTTATCATGAGGGTTTTCTGAAGTTTTCTTGGGGAGCTCAACAATCAACCGAGAAGGCCTATATGTTGCGACATTGGGCTTCTTCCACTAATGGTTGGTCTGGAACCCCCTTAATTCAAGATGGTTTTGTGGTTGGAGTTCATACTGGTGGGGATCAGAGTTTGAGAGAAAATTTAGCTACAACTTGTTTTTGGCTAAAACTAGTTTCTAAAGAGACTCCAAATCCTGATCATGAAGACAAAGACGTTTATGTACAGGGTTTCACTGAAGAACAGGAGCGGAGATTGCAGAAATCTTCCTATAGATACAATGATAAGACATTTGTCGTTGAGAACTATGGGCGAAATATTCGTATTTCAGAAGCTTTTAACACTGGACTTGATTGGAACGCAATGGATGATGATCCATATGCTATGGCTGATAATCACTTTTATGAATCGGGTTTTCCGACTCAGGTGGCTCCAGCTCTACCTGTCAAAAAGACGGCTGTGAAGGAAATGTCGTCAGGAGACTCCTTAGATGGGCGTGGAAAAGATTTTGGAAAAGTAAAGAAGAATCGAAATTCCAATCGAGCCCGCTCTTCAAAGAAGAACAGAATCCTGGCCTCAGGTTCCTCTGGCAAGCAGGAGGATACCGAATCCAAGAAGGAGAGACCTACCCTCAAGGAATCGGCCTCCAAGAAATCGGTCGATGCTCGAATTACT